ACCCGGAAGGATGTCGGCCGGAGTAACTTCGTAAAATCTGTTGGCAGCCATATTCTTCAGGTAGAGGTTTTCGCCCCTCACCCACCATCCGGCAGTGCGATCGAAGTCTGGCAGGTCGATACCGCACAGATGGTAGGCGTCCCGGAAAAGCGTGTAGCAATCCATCACGCCATGTTCGAACCGGCGGCCCAGCAAATGCGGCACCGGCCGGAGCTTCCGAAGTCTGCCATCACTTGCCAGCCACCACTCAATGTCGGTTGATATCTGCGCCACCCTGTCGGCAGCCGAAAGAACTAGCTTTGGCTTAGGGTGGGAATGAAAAACGGCGGTGATTTCTCCCGCCGCTTCCGCTCTCATCCAGTCTGTATCGCTTATGCGAAAGTTTCGCCCCGGGTCCGGGTGCTGGTTATCACAGCGCATGAGCCTTTCACCATCAACAATCAGCCCGCACACTTCGTCATGGGATAGTGCTGCATATGCAAGGCATTCATCTTCAAGCATCAGGACACCTTTGAAGAGCCGGGATAGCCGCCATAGGGAAGCGGTTCAGGTTTAGGGAATCGCATGCGGCAACCGGTGAGGTGCTTTGAGCACTTATCCCGTGACATGTCCGAGGTTGGGTTATCTTTCTCATCGGCCACCGGCCCGCCTGAATAATCACAGCCGTCGCCGCGGTAAACCCATTGGCAAACATCAGCCAGAATGGTTCGCGCCGGTATGATGGCGTTATCGCAGTCAACTGGTGTAGCCAGGTTATAAGTCACGGTCTCGAATGTCTCTTCTGCCATCTCCTCTATGACATACCGGGATACGGCCTCCATAGTAGGATCGGCATCAGCGTTGCCGTTAGGGAAGTTGACCGCATCCAGATTCTTCACAAGCACCTGCCGGCGCGTTACCACCGCACCTAATGCATCATCGAAATCGTGGTTGATGCCGGTGATAAGCCCGGTTATGTTCGCCACCTTCATTGTCGGGCGCGAGTAAGTGCCTTCTGACTTCGTTTCAAACCCTTCAACCGCGATCGGATAGGCTGAGTACTGCCTGCCCTGCCAGATGACGTCACCGTAATAGCCGTTTGTTCCTGCATGGAAGCGGATAACATCTCCGCCGAATGACTGCAGGTCCACTTCGAAAAGGTCGAGCATCGCGCCAACACCTGCATCAACGCTTTCGATAATTAGTTCTGCTGGTATGTCTCGCATATTGTGCCCATAAAAAAGGCCGCCATGAGGCAACCGATGAAATTACTGATCGAATATCAGGATTTCGCTGATAGACAGTTAAGGATATGTTGAATATTCATCCCGATCGTGTTTTGGACACGAACGAATAACTTATGGAGGAATGGCTGATTTACTCTATTGAGAGCAAGTTATGTCGACAAGCAATCAACTAGTTCCAAACCGTGAATGCGGAGAATGCTCTGTATGCTGCATATCTCTTCGTATTGACCAAAATGAACTTAAAAAGCCCGCAGACGTTCGATGCCATCACTTGTCTGAAAATGGTTGTGGAATCTACCCAGAAAGACCTTCTGTATGCCGCAATTGGTACTGTGGGTGGCGCATGATTCCATCCATAGGCAATGAATGGCGCCCAGATAAATCGCAGATTCTTATCAAGTTAAGTGGAAATAGAGCGGTATTACAGCCATTAAAAGCTGAACATGCAAAGAAACTATTAGATGAAGCCCCATTGACGCTTATGGCTGAATTAATGAACGTCGGATTTGAGGTAGAAACATCAATCCCCACAAAGCCCGGGTTTTGTAATGCTTTAATGACTATCAATGATAAGCTGGAGAAAGCAGTTAATGAGAGAGATTTAAATGCTGCTCGCAATACAATGAAGTCCATAATTTTTAGATCTCGTAATTCAAATACACTTCCAGAACCTCCTTTTGATGAGGTATAGGCTCGTCTAAGTTTGACTTAGGGGACGAATTGCCGGACCACCTGATTTCGTTAAGTGAACATAGCGGGCGTTCAATATGAAGCGCACTTTCATGCATGTTTTCCATCAATCGATTATCACTCGTTATCTCCCAGCAGCTCATTATTATTCCTTCTCATAAACTATCGCTGAACCTGCTCAAACATGGCGGTCAGCTCATGCTGATTACCGTTCTTCTTCAGCGACCATGACCGGCACACATACAGCCGCTGGACGCCGGCATCCGAAGGCGTCCAGTAGAACGCCTCAACAGCCATTCGCGCCTTCAAAAATGCTTCTGCGGCTTTAGCCACGTTCGGTCGCAAGCACTTCGCATCGTCATAGCCGATAAAGGTCAGCGAATAGCTGTCCATCAGCGGATTAATGCCTTTGATCTGGCGCTGCTCGTAGCCGTCACCCAGCTTTACTACCGACACGTTAGGCGCACGCGAGACCGTGAAACCCTTTTGAGGGCTCCATGTGAAAGTTTCTGGCATGGGATTTCCTGTTATTTTCGAGGCTGAAGCATTCCGCCCGGGCGGGTCTGGTCTTTCATCTGATACAGGGCAACCTGCTTCATCATCCCTGCCATCTTTTGCATAGTTGCATCATCGATTCCATTCGTGGTCTGGACGTTGAAAGTGACATTGAAAATATTGCCGCCACTATTTTCTGCCCCGCCGCCGATATCCCGGTTGCTGATTACTGAGCCGTTGTCGCCGGGTATCATGTACTGGCTGCCGTTGCTGGCCTTGAAGATTTCAGGCTTACCGCCTTCACCTACACGGTACATGCTGCTGGCGTTGACGGGCCCGCCATGCTCGCGAGCGCCACCCATAGAGATGCTACCAATACTGGTCAGCAGTGAAGCGCCAGCACTGGCAATCGCAGCATAGTTAGCGAACTTTTGCGCTGGAGTCAGAGCTGTTGGGTCCGCCATAGCCTGCGAGATTGCCAGCTGCAGGTTAAGTGCGGCTTGAGCAACAGCAAATCCTTTACTCAGAGCGAACATAGCCTGATATGCGCCGCTGCTCTTACCGGCCGCACCGGCGGCTAAGTTAGCCAGTCCGTCAAAGCCCTGTGAAACAGAACCGATGATCGAGGAAATAGCCTGCGACTGCATATTGGCTTCGTTCTGCGCTATCTGCTGGCGTGCATTGGCTGCCTGCCGCTGAATAGCTGTTTTCGCATCTTCGTAAAGTTGCGCGTTCTGCACATCCAGCGCCTGATACTTTGCTAAAGCTTCGAGTTTCTGTTGCTCCTGCAGGTCAATCTGAGCGGTAGGATTTTCTACTGCTCCTGAAACTGCATCCGGCATTACCTGAGAGGCGGCTATTTCCTGCTGAGCAAATTTCATGCCCTGCTTTATTTGGGCTTGTTGCTGAAGGGCATTGTTTTGATCCCAGATTTTCGCCGCATACTTCCCGGCCTGTTCTATCTGAGCATCCGTAGCGCCTTTACCTAATGACTGCTCAGCAGCCAGAATTGACTGAGCTCGTGACAGTTCCTTCGTCGTATCGCCTACCTGCTCTGACTTAGCCCTGAGAGCTTCAAGTTTCTGCGTTACCGATTCCGCCTGAGATGCAGATCTCTTAGCTTCTGCATTTCCAGCTTTCGTTGCAGACGTATTCTTCTCAGTGGCAGCATATTCTTCCTGCAGCGCTTTCACGCGCTTGCTATCAGTTATGCCGGCATCTTCAGCATCATATTGAGCCTGTAGCCTTGCTTTAGCCTGACCTTCCAGCTTTGAAAGCTCCAAGCGCCGCTGAGACTTCTTCTCCAGATCCTTGGCTTCTTTACTGTCAGCCGTCGACTTGGGAATAACAATTTTGGACTGGCTTTCAAGCTCCTTAGTGGAAGCTGCTCGAATGCTTCTGATTTCAGACTCTGTATTTTTCAGGTTGAAAGCCGCTTGCCCAACGCGCTGCTGGTAAACAGACTGAGTCTCCCACCATTTCTGCCCTTCCTGAACCTCGCTTGTATATTGCTTTTGAAGCTCAAGCAACTTTGGCAGTCTTCCTGCATCTCCTGCATTCTTATTGAAGTAATTCAGGTTGTTTGAAAGCTGGGTCATGGCGCCGGCCAGAGACCTGGTCAGCCCAATGGATTCATTCAAATCTGAAATCACGTTTTTAAATGCCACATCCAATGAGTTTGTAGCGCGTTCGACGCTTGAAGGCATTTTGTCGAATTCTTCACTCACCTTCCCAGCTTGGGATCTTATTGCATTCAGCGCATCCTCCGCTGTTAGCTTGCCTTCGAGCATCCTCTTACGTAAATCACCAACAGATATTCCTAAACCGGCTGCCATCTGGCGCGCCAGTTCCGGCATCTGCTCAATAATCGAGTTAAATTCCTCCGCCCGGATAGTTCCGCCATCCAGAGACTGCCCGAATTGTCGTAGAGCTAAGCTCATCTCTTCACTGGATGAGCCGCCAACAGTTCCTATTTTTTGGAGAGTTTCTGTAAGGGCGAGGATCTGAGAGTTTGATACGCCAGCAGATTTTAATGACTGAGTTAATTTTTCCCAAAGCCTTTCCGTATCATCGAGGCTGCTGCCAGTTTGAGCTGCGATAGCGCTTAAACTGGCCATTGTACTCTTTGCAACTTCAATTGAAGGAGAAAGCCGTTCAACCCTAGCCTGAAGAATTGACATCTGATCCGCTATAGAAATGATGCGACCGGCAGCTTGCAACGTAAAAGCACCTGCTATTGCCAAGCCAACTCGGTTCATCATCATCTCCATCCTGCCAGATGAAGCCGCTGCCTTTTCAGTCGATGATGCTGCTGCATCCTGCGCCTGCTTCATGTCATATAGCCTGCCAGCCAGCTCGCCAATCTCTTTTCTCTGCTCCGCAGTGGCTGTGGACCCGGCCTGCAATCTCGCTGCCAGCATGGCTGCGCTTCGGGCACCATTCCTTTGCTCTTCATTGAGAATCGCTATCTGCTGAGCGAAACTGGAAGACATTGAGCGAAGTTTGGCTGCATCATTGGCCTGCTGCGCCGCCTGTTTCGATGCGAGCATTGTGGCGCGCGTTGAAGCATCCTGCGCGGCCTTCATGTCATATAGCTTGCCCGTAAGCTCACTAATGCGGCTCTTCTGATCTTGTGTTGCACCTTCGCCCGCTTTTAACTGAGCAGCGAGGATAGCGGCGCTACGTGATCCAGACTCCATTTCGTCGCTCAACACTGATACGTCGCTCTCCAGCGAAGCAATGGCTGACTGAGCTCGCTGCATCGCCGCAGCGTTTGAGGCAAGTGACTTTGCTGATTCAGCGGCAGCCTCTTTTACATCGAAAAGCTTGCCTGCAAGGTTTCCAATCTCTTTTGTCTGCGCTTCTGATGCTTCACCTGCAGCTATCAGTTGTGCAGCCAATACAGTGGCGCTGCGGGCTCCATTCTGGTTGGCCTCTTCCAGCACCGCTATCTCATTACCGAGACGCTCCATGATTTTCGCGGCCTGACTTGCATCGTCAGCAGCTCGGGCAACAGCCTTGCCAGTCTTTGATGCGGAGCGCTCAAGTCCGTCCATGTTGCCTGATGCCTTGTCTGCACCCTTTCCCATAGCATCAAGCGCAGCATTAGCTTGCGTGGAGCCTTGCAATAGAGGAGCAATGTCAGCACCAACCTCGTAGTAAATCTCTCCGACTTTTTCTGACATCACGATCTCCGGGCAATAAAAAACCCGCCGAAGCGGGTTGTTTGAAGGGGGTTGATTCTATTTGCATGCCTCATTACCGACATAATCTGCAATTGAGCCATCAACTATTGATGAAAGGTGATCGTCAGGTTTAGATGAGCGCATCTCACCTAATGTCTCGCCAGAACCTAAATACATAACCTTCCTTGCGCTGCAATCGTAGGCACGCTGCGAATAAGTTGTGCCTGACTTTCCATCTCGCTTGGTGATTATAGTGGCGAGATTTCCTTTGTTTCCAATCTCCAGCACTGTAAAGGTAGCATTAGGATCTGACGGCACGTGCAGATTGTAAGGCGGCTTGCTAGCAGCAGTAACCGTAACTATCGCCAATGCACCCAAAATCAGCTTCTTCATATCCCTATCCCCAAAGTAAATGATGGGATAAATCCTAACATGGAGTGGGTGCAAGGTGATGCAAAACAAAAAGCCACCCGAAGATGGTCTTCATTTCACTTCGTTTCAGCAACTTTGGTAGTTCTCCAGGTATTAATCTCAAAAAGTAGCGCACCATCTCCATCATCATTCCATACAGCAGATTTTAGACCCCAAAATCTTTGATGATAGGTTGCCCCGTTTGTTTGCTTGTCGCTTCTATCCGTTCCTGTGCCAGTATGCAAGACTAAAACGTCTCCCTTTTTTAGGGCGGCTGGATAGAACCAATGCGTATGTCTTACTTTATTGGATATACCACCAGATTGATAAGTGGTGTCAGCAACCATGTAATACTTAGCATCGCAATCACTTAAAACATCAATGATCACATACTCTTCTGTAGCTTTTCCATGCCCATGAATGCTTCTGATTTCTAATTTCATTTTTTTTCCCTTGCTGACTGTGGATACTCAATCTACCAAGCAGTGTGGAAAAAAGTAACGAAAACATAAGCACTGATCATCTATCAGGATGGGCGAACAGACAAAGTAAGGATAGGATGATTCCTAGAGCGCTTGGTAATCATACGCTCCATCACCTCATCCAATGCCATTGAGATAACATGCAACATGGCAAGGAGCGGCCACAACGCTAATTTATGGACTCACAATGAAATTAAGCTTCAACGCCATCTACGCACTTGATAAAAACTCAGGGAAGAAGACCCCGCTAGACTTCTTAAGGCTTTTATCTGAGCAAGTAATCGATGCCAAAAATCATTCTCAACAGATAGAAGATTATTACGTTTTTGCTCACCACATTTCTGGAGAGTCCTTCCTCATTACAAAAACATTTGATTCAGATCTCGTAAAAAGAATAAACCGGAAAACCTTTTCTGTAGATGAGATTCGAAGCTCATTGAGCTCCGATGAATCGCTCGGGTTTCCTTCATTTCTTTATATCAGCGGAAACGTTATTGGGTTCGCAAAGACGCTTTATGGGCCAAGCGTCAGAGAGCTGACTGCATATTTAAACGCCCGCTGTAAAATTCCGGATGGCCATAAGTTATCTATTGAGCCACTCATGCGCGACATCACAAAAGATGATGCGATGAACATGCAGTTTATCGGCAGAACTACCATTAGAGTCGAGTCAGCTTCAAGGTTACTTGGTCCTGTGCTTCGAACGCTTGGCGCACAATCTATTGACGAAGAACTTCTTGAAGGCATTGAAATCACAATTAAACCTAAAAGAAGGCGTAACATAAAAGGCTTTGCCAAGGAAATAATTGATAACATTGATGAACAACATGAAAGCATTTTGCTTAAAGGTAAGGAAGAAGCCGCCGACTTGCTAACGGAATTTTACTTGTCTAACAAAGGTCAGATAAGCGCTAACCTTTATCGTTCCACTAACGAAGATTTAGCGTTAGAAATGGCAACTTGCTACATCAGGATGAAGCCGATTATTGTAGAATGTTTTGCAAACATGTTCGGAGACGAATTAACCATCTAAACGCTTAAGGAGAGGGGGCTAGAATGCGCATAAAAATCACCCCTGCGATCATACTTTTTACCATACCTTATGCGTTCGTAGTGGTAGCTTACTGCATCATTCGCTGGCTTGCCGAAGGCGTCTCCTTTTCTGAGCATAGGGACGCCTTGGGGGCAGCTATGGCATCGTACTCAGGTACTACAATAGCCATACTGATAGCTGCTCTAACTTTTATGATGGGCCTTGGCGGACGCAACATGTACAAGCTGAAAGCATATGGCTATATGTCTTCGGTTGTAATTTTGTACGCATTGACATTTGTTGAGCTAGGTATGGTTTTCTTCGTTGGCATTTTCTTGATGGCCACAAGTAAAACTCCTATACCTATGCTACCTAGTATCTGTATTGGCATGTCTGCAGCATCTCTCATGCACATTAGCTTACTATTGATACAAATATTCAACTTTTCAAAGGCTAAGTAATCTCGATCTGGACTGGGTTTACTTATCCTTTCGCCAGTTTCCTAGCCTTCCTCGCCAGATAATCATCAGCCACGCTGTCGTACTCTTCACGTGTGAAGCCCTTCTGCTCTGGAAACTTCGCCGCCAGCATCATCTGGAACTCTGTCATCGTCAGCTGCTCCGCCTCTTGGCGGCTCATGCCAAGATGGGTACGGGCTGCACTGATGTATTCGAAGGCATTGAACTCAGTTGAAGTGCTGCTCCCCTCATGGCGCTGCAGCTTTCTGACCTTAGCCTTACCTATGATGCCATGCTGAATGAGGGACTGAGAAATCAGCATCATATCCCTCACCGGCATTGCTCCGGGCCGGTAAACGAATGTGCGGCGCCCTGTTTTACCCGGCACCAGCTCACCAGTCAGCGGAGTGGCATCCCTGTCACAGCAGGCGGCCAGTACAATCATTGCGGCTGATATCGCAGCTTTAGAGCATGCTGAAGACAGCAGCCACTTGAGAGCAAAGGCTGGCACAATATCGCTGCCGCTGTATGCAGCGTAGAACCGTCGCTGATGCTCAGGGATGGCCTGATAGTTCTCAGCCAGAGCTTTCAGGCGAGGTGTAGCTTCGTCGTTATGCAGCGCGTAAAACACCTCTACGATTTCTTCCGGCGTTCCGATGCGCGACATCGCAGTAAAGGATGGGCGAAAGAAATATTCATCTTCGCCGTAGCTAATCAGGCACTCGCCAATGTCTTTGTACGGCACCATATAAATTTTGCCCATAAAAAAACCCCGCGATTAGCGGGGTTTGCAAAAATGAAGCTACTTAGGATAGTAGTGTCTGGCCTGAACCTAACGCAACAAATGCACCGTTGTTACTGAAGTTTTGGATCGACTCGTAAAAACTGATTTCTTGAATTTTATTTTTGAAGATTTTCATTATTTAGCTCCTTCTGGATTGGTGGATTTCTGAGCAATTAGCTTGTTCTTTTTATAACCAGCTATGTAACTGATTGAAAATAGAATGCCTGCTACGATTAGGGGGAGAATTGAACTCCCGACACCACCTAGCCTAAATAACTTCATTTGCTTCCAAATGATAACAACCCACACAACTCCTGTCAAACACCTCAGCGTTCAAGGCTGTCAAAACGCGGGCAAGGTAATGCCCGCTCGATTATCAACTTGTGGCAGAAACCGCGCAGGTGCCGATAAAGTTGCCGTCATTCGACTTAAAAGTGATTGTCGCTGAGCCCGCTGCTACCGCCGTAACCAGACCGGTGCTGCTGACGGTTGCTTTCGTAGCATCCGAGGTCGTCCAGGTGCCGGTGCGGTCAGTTGCATCAGTAGGCTGTACAGTGCCAGTAAGCTGACGTGTAGCACCAACTGCCAGACTTGCTGTGGCTGGAGTTACTGTTACGCCTGTTGCTACGACAGTCTCATCAGTATCGATAACCTGAATGGTCGTAGCATCGCCCACTTTGAACTCTGTGGTGAATGTCACGATATCATTCGTGCCACCGTCAGAGCTTAGTGCTGTGATGACCATGTAGCCCTGGAATGTCACCTCACCGTATTCCATACGAACCCAGATGCCAGGCTGGCGCCTGGCCTTAAGTTCAGCGGCGAAATACTTGATGAAGCGGCCAACGCCATACTGGTCCAGCTTACCTTTCTTGCGCACTTCACCTTCAAAGCTCATGGTGAAATCCGAGTTGGTGATGATGCTCTCAACAAAGCCACCACCATCATCTGCGTCAGACGTGACAGTATTTGGTGAGAAGTCCCACCCCTTACTTGTGCCGGCGGCCAGAGCTTTCCATTCCGACTCCTGCGGCAGCACATCGCTGCAGCCATCGGCAACTTCAAGCACAACGGCACCACCGAACAAACGTTCGTTGCTGTTCTGGCAATCTGCCATGGGTAATTCCTCTATGATGTTTTACTGATCGCCATGGGTGGCGACGAACTGGAGCCGATAAACCAGTCGGCCTTCGGCGGTGAGAACTGGCGCCGGGATGCCGCCAAGGTTTTGCAGATAGCCGATGCAGCTGTCGGACATGGGGTTTTGTTGAACGTGCTCGATAATGGCCTGCACTGCCTCATCAACCACACCATTTCCGCCCTTAGCGCCAATCACATCCAGCAGTACGTAATATTCAGCACCTAGCTGGTTGCGTACCGCGCTACCGCCATTGGGGCGAAACACCATGAACTTATCCGATGTTGTGCCGGTGTCATTCCATACAAGCAGCTGAGTTTTAAACCCGTCCGTCAGCCCTGCATCCACCAGGTAATTGCGTACCCGCGTGTGCATTGGAGGATTCAAATCGCCATCTCCTTCTTGATTACTGCAGTGATGGCATCGCGCGAATCCTCGAAGCCCTTGGTCAGGAACTCTTTCTGAGCGGTCGAGCGTCGGAAGTTTTGCGGGATGTTAGGATCGTGAACATAGACGGCATAGTTAGCTGTGTAGCCCACGCGACCGGTTAACCTCGTACCTTTGATGTCCAGCTCTCGATACTGGCTGTTGATGAGCGTGGATGTGTCGATAGGCGTATACAGCGCCGCATGCGACGAGCCGATGATTAAAGCACTCTGAATGGCCCTCACCGCTTTCCTGCCCTGAATGTCGCCAATCAGGGCGTTGAGGTTCTGCTGAGCCTGCCGGATGCCTTTTACTTTCACACCCATATCAGCCTCCAGTCAGAATCGCATAATCATCAGCCAGCTGATCAAAGGTGTCTGCATAGCGAATTGCCTGCATCACCTCGTCTGCGCCCGCTGCGATCGGGTCAGGATTAGTGGATACTCCAATAAGGATGTAATCACCGGTGTCTGCCAGCGCGTACTCGGTCCATATGGTGTTCTTAACGACCTTCTCGCCACCAATCGCGCCGAATCGCTTAGAAAGACCGCCCTGGTAATCACAGGCAATCACCAGTGGCTCAGACCAGCCAAGAGAGTCGCCATACTCATCCAGACCTAGAGACTTCCATATCGTCGCCTGAGCCGTGTATGACCAGCTGGCTAATGATGACATGTCATTTCCTCCAGCTGATTACATTCGGCCTTTTAGCAGCAATGCGAGGGCAGTTAATCCGCCACTCGCCAGCCTCGTTAACGTATCCGGTAGTCTGTACGCCACTGTCGGTTTTCACCCATACCCGAATGAAAGCCTTAGGTAGCCTTTCCGATACAGGAACCCACATCAGCATCCCCCCACAACATCAAAGAACCCAACGCTGTTGCCTACATCAATCGGCAATAAAGACGTACAGCCAGACGTATCGAGCGCAGCTAGCGTGTTACGCATGGTCTTCACATCGCCGCTGTAATCGAACGATCGGGACGCCCCTGAAGGCGTTGACTGTGATTTGATGCGCTGGCTGTAGGCGGTGATAGCCATCAACGTCACGGCGTACACCTGAATCAGCATCAGATCGCATTCATCGTAGCCAGCCGCCTCCAGGCACATGCTGATACTGCCTAACTTGCACAGGTAGGCTTCAATCATGAATTCCGGAACCGCGTAACCCAGCGCAGATAACTGCTGTTTAACCTGCGCCGCCGTTATCTGCGACATGATTACTTCGCCTTCTTGGTTGCTTCTGCCAGCGCCGCTTCTGCTGTAGCAGCGCGTTTGTTCGCTTCATCCAGCTCAGTGGCATGATCAGTTTTAAGCTGCTCCAGCGCCGCGGCATGCTCTTCGTCTTTAGACGACAGTGCTTCCTGAGCGGTTTTAAGCTGTTCAAGCGCATCATTCAGTTTCGACTGCAACACAGACGTGTCAGTGCTGATCGGCGCGGATGGCGTAGCAACTTCAAAAACCAGTTTTTCGCTGGCCTTTTCCTTCGATGTTTCTGCTTTGCCCTGCTCAACCCACTTTTCAGCGATCGCGCTGTCCACGTCATAAACCTTACCAACCTCCAGTTTCTGGAAGTTGGCACCGGCAAAGAGGTTTGAAGCCAGAATCTTTACAAGTGCCATTAGCTGCTCCTTAAGAGGCGTGGATGACGGAGTATTTGTTGTTGATGTCCTGCTTAACCATCAGGCCCATCGCACCCCATGTGCGCCAGATGTAATCGCTGTTGTAGAACTGGCGCGGATCCGCAACGGTGCCGATAGCCTGACCGACAATCGGTGCGATAACACCTGCAGTCAGCGGAACAATCAGGATTTCGTTACCGGACAGCTGAGCATCTTCTTTAATCGCGGCGATGCCTGACAGCTTCAGGAGCTCTTCCAGCACGGTACGAGTCGCGTTCACGTCGAAGTAGCGCTCAAGGTTCGACATGATTTCAGCAGACACATACCACGTCTGTGGCGCGTACTGGCTGTTAGTCACGCGAACAACGTCACGCAGCGCGATAGCATTAGTACGCAGGGCTACCGGGTCGGTGCTTGTGGCGAAGTTGAAGGTCAGTGTCACCTGAGCCACGCGCTCATCTTCTTTCAAACCCTTCCAGGTCAGGCCGTCGAACTTAACGTAATTACCCTCTGAGTCACGGAAGCCATTGAACATGTAGTCAACGTACTGACGCTGCACATCTTCCACTGAGCCACGCTGTGCATCAGCCTGAGACTGAAGCGCAGACGGGCTGTTGAAGATCGGGTCACGCCAGGTGAACTTGAAGCCTGAATCATGGATAGGAACCATGGTGCCATCGAAGGTGTAGGATTTCGCATCCAGCGCTGCGCCAATCTGTCCGCTCATGGATGTGTGAGCCCAGCCACGACCACCGGTGCGAGCGTAATCGTAACGTGACTGCTCGATGCGTACAGAGCGAGCCAGTGGCATCAGGTCATTCAGCAGGGTGAACTGAGTGGTTGGCTCAAACTGCGCCAGCACGGTGGTATCAAATGCGCGATACAGGCGACGAATGTCGTCAACGGCGTTGACAGCATCCAGTCGGCCGGCATCTTCTCGGATGCCACGAACGCGACCGAGGAAATCGGCAGCGGCCTGAGCACCTTCGTTACGCGCCATCTGCAGCTCAGCGAATTGCGCCTGGTTAACTTCAAGGTTTCCGGTGCGCTCGCCAATGGAACGGGAAAATACAAACATTCAGGTGCTCCTTACTTGAACATAACGCGAATCAGATCGCCCGCCACCGCAGTGACTGGTTTATCTTCTTCGACATAAGCGAATATATCAGCGTCAGCGGCAACTGCAGTGATGCGGCCATTAGCTACCGCTACCGGCTGGCCTTTTTTGTATGTGCCTGCAGCAGCGCGGACATTCAGAAACAGGCCGCGAAGCGGCTGAATGGCAACAACGTTCTCACCAGCAGCAATGGCGTCATCCACGCCCATGCAGCGCAGGTAATCCATGTTTGCCACATACAGAATTGCCGACTCAGCGCCCGCCACTGATGCGGTGAACTTGGCAGCATCGAAGAAGCCAATAGTGCCCGGTGCAGTGGCATCTGCTGCTGCGCCTTCACGGTTAAGCAACGGATTAGGGAACACGCCGCCAGCGTGAATTACATGCTTTCCATCTTTAGCCATTTTTTACTCCGGCATTTCGCTGAGGGATTGAGTGTTCACCTGATGACGCATACCGCCATTCAGGCCAACAGATGACTGGCACTGTGCATACAGGCCATCAAGTGCCGCGCCTTCCAGAGCGTTAACCGCCAAATCGTCCAGGCCAAACTTCGCCTTAACTGCAGTGCGCTTTTCGCCTTTCTCTTTGTCAGCGTTAACCGCCAAGCCACTTTCAATGGTGGTCAGCTTGTCGGCAAATGGCTTGAACCATGCCGGGGCCTGCTCGCTGTTTGCTGCGGTCTCTTTGGCTTTCTTATCAGCCTCTTCTTTCTCTTTCTTGGCCTTTTCATCGGCTTTCGCTTTAGCGTCATCAGCTGCCATCTGGTTGTAAGCGTCCATCAGCTCAGCATCGGACTTGCCTTCAACATCGATGCCTTTCGCTTTCAGCGCATTGGTGATGAGTTCTTTCATCGGGTTTGCTTCCTCTTTGACGGAAATGCTGTTGGCGCTGAAAAACGCCTTTAGCTGGTTGAAAAGTGTTTTAAGTGCGGGGTCTTGCGGTAAATCAGGATCGGGAGTTTCGGCTTCAGCCAGGTTCACAACTTCCAGTTTCTGCTCTTCACCATCAGAGTTGACGAAGATGCCAACGCCTTCATCTGGCGTACCAGCGCCCGGCTCGTCCAGAAGCACCGCTACATGGTCAAACATCATGTTCGTGGCGATTTCGTTGTACTTTTTTCCTTTCGACTCGCCGTTGGCAGCGATGCCGGAATACAACAGGCCGGTTGAGATATGAATGGGCTCGGCGTTGGTGCCGGCGGCCATTTCATCCAGGCGGTTAATCAGGCGCTTACCCTTGTCACTGGATTCGGCATAGCGGCGGTCAACGTACATGTCGCCGGTTACTTTGCCGTCGGTGTGACTCACATTCTGCAGCCATGCGCCAACGTGGTAGTTGTTGACTGCCCTGACATCGCGCGCCGATACGTGCTTACCATCCACTTTTGGGTGGCCCAGCGGCATCGGGTTACGTTCCAGTGTGTTGTACGCTTTGCCAATTTCTGCTGCCGGGTACAACTTCCGGTTCATCACGATATCGTCCACAACAGGCGTGATGCCGCGAACCACAACATGTGGCTTGCCGTCGATGGTTTCAGTGGTGATGTTTGAAGCGGAGTTGACGACGGTCAGCACGTTAACGCGATTGCGCTTCATGCTGGGTCCTCATCGGTGGATTTTAGGCAATAAAAAAGGCCGCCGAAGCGACCTAAAATAGACGATCTGGTGTTGATAACATTGACCTTATATCGTCGATGTAATCTTGGAATCCAGGGTCAGGATCTTCGTGTCGACCATGACTTCTTATGTACTCTTCATGAGCATTTTCATCTAACCAGCGATCTGTAATTTTGATTATTCGATCTATATAATTGCTATCAGGTACGATAATGCTGTAAGCGTCAAGAATACTCAGTTCCTCAGCAGGCAATCGCCACTCTCTTTCCCACGTGAAATCGACCCCAAAGGGACGCTCATCTGAGGTGGAAATTGGATCATGAAGCATATAACGCCACAGGAGCTCATCATGGAGCAGGTTTTTCTCTTTTGAAGGCATGTATATAACAGTTCTGCCTCCTAGGGAGAAAACATAGTCTTTCAAATATTTCACACCGAATGGTTGATACTTTGACCTGTCACTGTGCATGAAATACTCTGGAGATTCAGTAAAACAAATACAAGATTTGTATCCCGTCTTGAATGGTTCCCCACTTTTAACCGCTCCATCGTAAATAATTTTCAACAGTACTTCGAAAGCAGTTTCATAATCATTTTCTTGCATTCTTTCGAAAGGCTCGGCTTTTATCCAATGATAGATAAATCTTGTGCTATCAATCCGTTTACTCATATCCCCCCCATTTTGGATGGGGATAATTTAGCGTTCAGCTATTTTTTTTCCAAGCCGTTTGTTCTTGGCTCAGCCTATTCTGTAACCCCTTGTTGAATATGCTGCCGTCGTCGTTAAGTAGCACAGGAATTTGGCTGCAATAGCAGTTGTAACGGTTGCCGTTCTCGGCGTAGAAGTCGCGCACCTCTTCGGTAGTATAAACATTGCCGTGACGGCTGGCGTGCCACGATCGCGTTGTAGGCTTGAGCGCCGAAAGCCATAGCACTGCAGTATTCAGTCCTAACCGTTCACGCGCCCAGTCCGTTTCCTGCCATTGAGCCTTACGCAGTGCACCAACCTGTTCGGTCTGCGCGATGTTCTTGGCCTGCGCCATCGACACATCAAGCCGTTTACTGATGATGCGTGCGGTTTCTCGCGGGTTGATGCCACGGCCAATTGCATCTGAAATCACATTAGCCAGGTCACCACGCGCACGGTCGGACTCAAGCAGCCAATCGCTATACGTCGATACGTACGCTGCTGCCACCTGATTCTGGTATGCGGCCGAGCTGAGTAGCTGCTGAAGTGTCGTCTGCTGCTCGTAGATTGGCGACTGCACAGACAGATTGGTGAATGCCTGCTGAGTGCCGCGCTCATACTCTGCCGCAACGTACTGAAGCGCCCACAGGCTGTTGCTGCCGCCTTCAAGCAGATAATCATCAAGGATCAGCTGAACACGCTGCAGAAGGTCAGCCAGTTGAGGTGCCGACATGTCGTAGATGTACGTGCCGGCATTCACCTGATAAATCACATAGCCATGCACCGCATAGCTCTGCGTGTTGCTCGCCCTCTCCTGCCCGGTCAGGCGCTCATCAAATAGCCTCTTCAGCGCCACCTTAATCTGGTAGTAGCGATTCTCAATGTCTCGAAACATCCGCTTAACGGAGCGTGCGGATTGGGTCGGGTCAGCTTTGTTGCTGGATACTATTGGCGTCCCGATTCGGGTTTTCGCTGTCATCGTCATCTGTCAGCGGGTCCTTATCGGTTAACGTTTTGTTTGGATCAGGCGTGGGTGGAGCTTTGCGTGGTTCAAGTTCTCCAACTGTCCGCACCTCGTTTTCGTCAACTGCTGGGGTGCCGAATGCCTGCTGGGTGTCTTTCGCTACAGCAGCCATTGCCTGCATATTGGCAATCTTCTCTTTCTCACTTGGTGCGAGTAGGTCAGACCATGCCAGAGTGATTTCACCCGATGTCGGCGGCTCAATCACCCCAGTCTTCCAGCAGCGCTCAATGAATTTGGTTACTACAGCCGTTTGATGGCCCCAGCGGCGACCATTGCAGCGCTTCGCCCAATCTGTTTTGTCTTCATCAGAAGCGAGCCGCCCCGTTTGCTGACCAAACTGAATGGTGAATGGGCATTGAATTGATGATGTGAATTCGTTAGCCGTTACCGTCCAGCTTGGCGCCGGGTCGGCGGCAGCTACTGATAGCACGGAAGTGGTGCCTGACTGAGTTACGAGAGCCGAATCAGTACCTCGATTTAGCTTCATCATCTTGTCGTTCATTGCTTCGCCGAGGTTATCGTAACCTGCTTCTTTCGCCATCTTGGCAATCGCCGCCATATCCGTCTGCGCATCGAAGCTGATGCCGAGCTGTCGGCTCGCGTTCTTCAGGAATCCCTCAGCGCTACCACCGGAAATCTTTTCGAGGTCGAGTAGCTTGTTGTAACCAGCGCGAAGGAATGGCACGCCGGACAGCATGTTGTCATCCTCAGAGCCTTCACACAGGATGATAACGCGATCAGGATGAACCGTGACGCTGCGCACTGGACCGTAAGAGCCATCATCACCAACCGGTTGCTCATTGAACTGGTAGCTAACCGGCTCGCCGTAGGTTTCCGACATGGTGTCAGTGTCGAAGTTGCCAGGCTTAATCTGCGACTCCCAGGCTGGGATGAGCTTGACGATCGACTTGTCACGTAACCGCTTAACAACAGAGGTGTCTACCGGCTCTTTCCACTCGCGGCCATCTTTAAACTGGATAAGCAACGCTGAATAGCGGCCTACCAGATTGCGACGGTCAGCATCTTTGATTTTCGCCCAGTGCTTGCTCAGTAATCTGGTTGCCGCCTTCTCCCAGATAGTGGTTTCCGTTGATTCTTTGTTTTCAGCGCCGTCTATGATCGTCGGCTTATCCGTCCAGCATGATTCCAGCAGCTTATGCACGGCGGCATATGCGACAGGGTTACGCTCATAGGCGCGGTAATACTGCTCGAAGCCCAGTTGGTCGGGGTAACCAAATTCCTCATAAAGCTTTGTTCGCTTCGTGTTGCCGGGCCTGCCTGCGTAAAGCATGCGCTGCCGCCCTAAAGCATCAGCAAGGGCATTCACGAGGAACTGTTCCCCGCTATTTAATTCACTCACTGAGTGCTCCTTAGAAGAATATTGCGCCTGTTTTCTTCGGCGAATGCAGTACGCGGTATCGGGTGGCATCCCAGTCGTGGTCTTCCTGAGTGGTATCTACGTCATCCGGCTTCTTGTCGTCACGCACAAGAACAGGCACGCGGCTTATCCATCCACGGCAGTAGTCGAAAACGTATAGTGCTGGTTTCTCAGGCATTCCTGACTCTGTCTTTTTGCCTTCAATTACTGCTTCAAGCATGTCTGCAAAAATCGATGCGCCGTTAATTCTAGAACCGGGCTTTTTGTTGGACTCCACCCACTTAACTCCCTGCTTCTCCATCTTCTGTCCGATGGATAGTTCGTTGTCAGCGGTGTTGTAAATAGCACTATCAGCCGGACCCGGAATTACCTCTTTGCAGATGCCTGGCATAATATGCATTTGCCCCTGATTCTTTGTTTCTTCCGGCTCATCACTCTCTTCACCTGCGAGACACTTATCTGCCCATGCAACCCCTTTGGCGACGTTGGTCGATGACATGTTCAGGCCTTTATTTAGCTCATCAGGCGGGCAGCCATACCATTCTCCGATAAGGATGAGTGAGCCAGCAGGCGGGCAGAACTTACTCCCGTCTGGAAGCTTCGCCTCAGTCCCATCAGCTTGAGCCCACCACAGATTAGAGAATGGCTTCGACTCGCCCCAGTCGTGGGAACGATCGACAGCCCAGCTCTCAGGAATAGTGAACGGCTTGATAACGTGAAGTGACTCGTTCCACAGGTGGTCGAAGCGACCTCCACTGGTTACATCCCACGAACCTTCAACCCATGCTTTGCGCTTGTTAGGGTCTTTGATGCTCATCAGCGTGGCGATGTACACCGGGTCGAGATAAGGGTTCTCTTTGAACGAGCCATGTATCGCAACGCGTGTAAGGGTTATTTCTTCTTCCTGCTGAGTCTGCGGGTTTGGCACCATCTGTTTGTCGCGGATAATGGTTCCACGTGGAGCTGGGGCAATGAATCGCTTTTTCACCCAAGTATGGCCAATGCCAAATGGGTTAGTGGTGTTGAATGTCTCAAGGGGGATATTCGGCAATAGTGAGCCATCGTCGCGCGGGTAGTCCTGCGGCCTGAATGAAGATCGGCGGCAAGAGAACATGGATTCGTAAAAGTCAGCATTAGGCTGCTTTGTCAGTTCGTTAAAACCTATAAATGGGAATTCCTGGCCGTGATAATCCCAGTAGTCATCTGCCTCTTTGCCGAAGCGGAAAAGCAGCTCCTCACCAGTGGGCCACACCCATCGCAATTCTGAAGCTGAGTTGAGGAACCTCGCGCCATCGCCAAACAGGCGATACATACGCTTTGACTGCATAATGATGTCAGCAAGGTTTTTATATTCTGTGTCAAAGATGATGCCGCGCCAAAACGTGCCATACCCCAATCCTACCAGGCGACGAAATCGGGCGAGTTGTGCTGCGGTCTTACCGGGGCCGCGAGTACCCTCGAAAAGGATTTCGTCACATGGGCAGCTCAGCGCCAGAGATTGCGAGCCGGGTAAAGGCTTCCAAACTACGTTGTAGCTCATTTGCCTAATACCTCGCTCTGCTGTAGCTGTGCGGCTGCCTCCCATTCTTCAGCGCTGGCGCAAGATGGCACAGGCATGATGTTGTGCGTTGCGATGACCTTTTGGTCAATCTGCTCCTTGAATGCCTGCACGCTGATGTGTTTTCCAAGTAGCTCGAGATTTTTGACCTTGTCGGGCCATTTGATCTTTTTCAGGAAGCCGGGGTCATCGCCCGCCATCTCGGTGATATCCATCCCGGACAGGGTTGTGCGCCATGTCTTTGGCCAGTCTTTAATCGGCTTGAGTTCACCATTTGGCAGCAGAATGTCGAGCACATCCATTTGGTCAATCTCAACCAAGCGCTTCAGTACATAAGCAGCATCAATGTTTACTTGCTCATTGCGCTGTAATTTGAGATCTGAAATACGGTTTTGAATACTAAGTTTTGCTAAGTTTTGAGCGCCCTGTTCGTTCGCGGTCTTTTCGCTGTACCCCGCCCGAATGGCCGCTTGCGTGGCGTTCAAATCGATGAGGTACTCGCGACAGAACATTTCTTGTTTGTCGGTGAGTGCCATGTAGTTCCTCTGGGAAAGGAGTTTTTATGTCTACAGAATCTTTACTTGAGTCAATGCTCAATCACGATCGTTTTCACGACCAAGACGCTATGGTTTCTGGCATTGCTCAAAGAGCAGTAAATAATGGTTTTAATAGCTTGAGCGAAAAGCAAAAAGCTGTGCTGTCCCCATTTCTGGAACAGCCATGTGATGGAGTAACTAACCCTGGCGGGCATCATAATAATTGCCCCGTAACTCTTGAGGGAGAGGAGCTTGAAAGTGCCATTGAAAACGAGATGTACTATGGCGGATTACTTTGCGCTTCTTGCGTAGATGAAAACGAGCGCTACCGGGCTGAATGGGAAAAGATCCAACGTGAGTGATTGTGTTTAAAAAAATTGGCGGCAAATTTATCTGTCGCCATTAATCGGCCTTGCCTGTCGCTGAAAGTTCCGGAACGTATTCCATCTTAAGCACGTCATCCGGTGCCAGATATACCCAGCCACCATCTTCACGGGCAATGCCAATGAAGCCGTTAACGACTTCAGGTTGTGACCTGTTCATCAGGCCAACATTGGTCTCGCCTGACTATGTGGTTACCGTGATTCGGTAAGTGTCAGTAATTTCCCTTCCAATAAAAAAGGGCCCGCCGAAGCGAACCCTTAATAACAAAACTTGAGGCTGAGTTACTTTTACCTTCTGCCTTTCTTCTTTTCTTTTAAAACGTTATCTGTCACATAAAAGATATGCAACCACATAGAAAAAGCAAAGACAACTGCCGCACCACCCCATGCAAGAACTGGGTATTTTGCATCCATGATCACGCCGTAAGGAATTATGGACCAACACAAACTCACGTATACATAGCATATAAGTAGAGGTAGCAAGTTCCATCTACTTAAAATCAAAAAAACAGCAGAAACACCATAAAAAAGTGCAAATAACAGCCCAATAGATCCATTTGAATGCCCGTGAATCATAAAAACAAGCATTAAATTGAACAAAGTGATTTCGGCGATAATAAGCCAAAGGTTACCAATTGATCGCCCGCCGTAAGCGATCCTATGTAAGCTTTGCTTGATTTCTTTCAGATCATCCTCTGTACGCATCTCTATACCCTTCTTTTAAAGCGAACAATGTCCGCGACGGCAAATTAGCCAAAGGTGAACACCCTAACTGTGCTCAGGTATAACGTTTATTCCTTTAATAAATGCGTTTCCTGAATCTTACTAATCCAACCACACTGGTTCAAGCTTCTTAAACAAAAATTCACAGCGTGGCTATCCGTTATCCCTTGTCGGTAGATACAAAAAAGCCGCTCAAAGCGGCCTAGAAGGTGATCACTCAGCTAGCGGAGCTAAAAGCTTGGTGTGAATCTGTATTTGCATATCGGGCCTTCCCTGAATGTTCCCTTCAAGGATGTGGTAGCCCATCACAGGCTTAACCTTGAGCTCCAAGAAAAACTCTTTAATAGGCCCGAAAACTGAAGTGGCTTGGTCATTGAACCTTGTCACTTTTAGAAGAGCTTTGTTTTCATCTATATCGCCTTGGTAATAGTAAGCATAGTCACCACCATTTACTTTACCTTGACTGACTGTAACCACTCCAACCCCAAAGTCTTGTTGGTTACTTTTGAAATTTACGTGATACAAACCATCTTTCATGACAACCTCCATTTCGACAAAGGAGTTGTCAAGTTACCCTAAGATAAATCCTGGCGAAACTGTTAGTTCATTTTCTAACCATCAATATTAATAAACATGATCAGGCGCACTGGTGCATACGCCTTGCCATGCTCACTCATCTTTTTCAGATGAAGACTCGTCCCACTCATCTCTAAATTTGCTCGGGTTTTCGCTACCTTGAAGTGACATGCCTACCTCCTGCATTGTTCATTGATGTACTGCTGCAATCCGGCTATTTGCTTTCCGGCGATTTCGATTCGCTCTCTGAGGGTGAAATAATCCCGTTG